CCATTGAACCCGTTGCTGCCCCCAAAGAGGCGAGCAGTACCACGGGACTCGACTCGAGCCGCGTGGAGACCTCGCTGGCCTCTTCGCTGGCGTGGATTGACAAAGCAGGGGTGCTGCACCATTACATTGCCAACAAGGACACCATTCCCGGGGCATTGGTCAGGCGCGAAACGGTGATGATGGCCACGCAGGCCGACACCGCCCGTGCCGTGCAACAATCACGCATCACCATCATCGACCCCAAACCGGGGTGGTGGCAGCGTCGCCTCAACGACTTGGGGCACGTGACAGCAGTGGCACTGGTGCTGCTCATCATCTGGTTTCTGTTTCGCGATTCGTTTAAACCGCCTGACTTGTCCTGATTAGGCATCATGCCCCTGACAACCTATCATCCATTCACCACAAACACCATTAGACATGGCAAAAAATAACAATGATAATGCGGGTAAAGACGCTATGAATGGCGTCTCTACCGATGCCGACACCACCGCCCGTCAATTGATGGCAACCCACAGGGTAACGGCCATTTGGCACAGCGCCGACGGCCATTGGTTTACCGACAAAAACGCGGCCATGGCACACGATGCCCAGTCGCAATGTTTCACCCTTGACACTCCGGCACAATGACACTGCCACGCGTAAAGATTTATTTCGACAACGGCGCACTGGGTTCGGTTGATGCTTCGGCCGACGGTGTGTGCGCCCTGCTGTGCAATGGCCAGGCTGTTGACGGCAAGCTCACCCCGGGGCAGGTGCACCTGGTCACCTCCATGGCCGACTTGGCCGATCTGGGCATTGACTCAACCGTTACCGGTGCCAACGGGCACATCTACAAAACGGTGAAGGAGTTTTATGCCGAAGCCGGTGAAGGGGCGAACCTGTACCTGATGGTTGCTCCCGAAGCCACTACCATGGCGCAAATGGCCGACCCCACCGGGGCTTATGCTCCCGTGCTGGTGCGTGCCGCCAAGGGCGACATCAACCTGTTGATGGTTACCCGGCATGCCGCTGTCGGAACAGTGGTTGACGGGCTCGAGAGCGACGTGTATGCTGCCGCCGAAAAAGCACAGCAACTGGGCGAATGGGCTGCCGACACCCTATTTGCACCGCTCACCACCTTTGTGGATGGGCGCGGATACACCGGCTCGGCCATTGCCCTGCGCGACCTCTCGGGCGGCAGTTGGAACCGGGTGGCCGTGGTCATTGGTGACACCGTGAGCGGCTCGGCCAACTCGGCTGTAAGTCTGGTGTGCGGACGTGCCGCTGCCATTCCCGTGCAGCGATCACTGGCAAGGGTGAAGGATGGCGCGGTGGCTGCCACCGACCTGTTTTTGGGCAGCAAGCCTGCCGAAAACGGTAACCCCGATGTGGTGCACGACCGTGGTTACATCACCTTCCGCACTTACACCGGCAAGGCCGGGTATTACTTCACCGATGACAAGCTGTGTGTGGCTGCTACCGACGATTACGCCCTGTTGCCCCGCCGACGGGTCATCGATAAGGCGTACCGCATCGGCTATCAAACCCTGGTGAACGAGCTTAGCGACGAGCTGCCCGTGACCGGCGATGGCAACATTCCTGCCCCCACCATCAAAAGCATCCAAAACAAGGTGGAAGCCGCCATTGAAAACAGCATGACGGCCAACGGCAACCTGGGCAACGACCCCACCGATGTCACCGACACCGGCGTGGAGTGTTTCATTGACCATCGCCAAAACGTGGTGGCCACTTCGCAACTCAAGGTCAAGCTGCGGGTGAAGCCTTTTGGCTACGCCAAGTACATCGACCTGTACCTGGGCTTCAAAACCGCCACCACTTAACCCATTAAAACCATAAAACATGGCATTCGACAGCAGAGAATACGAATTTGCCGACCTCACCCTGGTGTTGGGCGGCAAGGACATCACCGGATTCAGGGGCATTAAGTACACCGTCAAGCAAGAGAAAGAAACGGTGTATGGCAAGGGCAACGAACCGTTGAAAATTCAAAAGGGCAACAAGAGCTACGAGGGAGAACTCACCGTGCTGCAAAGCGAGCTCGAAACCCTGGTGGCCAACAGCAAGGACGGCAGCGTGCTGAGCCTGCAACTCGACGCAGTGGTGGCCTATGGCGACCCCTCGAAGGGCGACCTGATGATTACCGACATCCTGCAAGGCATCCAGTTTACCGAGGAAGCCAAAGAAATGAAGCAGGGCGACAAGTTTGCCGAAATTAAACTGCCTTTCATCTTTTTAAGGAAGAAGGCGCAGAAGGCGTGATGCAATCACATTTAAACATCATTGAAACCATGAATACAGAACTCAACGGACAGGCATCGCAGCAACAGCTCGATGAATGGAAAGCCAAACATGGCGATTTTTTTGGAATCAAGGTAGACGGCCACATTTGCTATCTGCGCAAGCCCGATCGCAAACAGTTGTCGTACATCTCGGGCATTGGTGCCAAGGATGGCATCAAGAGCAATGAAATTTTGATGAAGGCCTGCTGGCTGGGTGGATCGGACGAGATTCAGACCAATGACGCCCTGTTTTTAGGTGCGTGTGCCCATTTGGGAGCACTCATTGAAGTGAAGCAGGCCGAGCTGGTAAAGTTTTAGGGGAGGCAGACGTTGACGAGGGCGAGTGGCTGCGGATTATTAACGCGCAATTGCGGTATTATCTGCACCTGCCCAACCCCGACGAATTGAGCGATACCGAATGGGCTGCCCGGTACCAGGAACTGGTGTGGATCCGAAAAAAAGAGGCACAAGGCAATAGCGGGACGTGATTATTCGGTTTTATCGAAATGCACCGGATTTCCGTAATGGTCGGTTAAGCCAATCATTTGTCTGAGTGTGCGTGAGAAAAACAAAAACACCCACATCGCAGGTATCATCCATATACCCATCCAAAGGCTGGCGAGGATTGTGAAAATACCGAACCCGGTCAGGCCGCTCAGCAACCGTCGTTTTTGTGCCTTCATTTACTGGTGGTTGATTGTTGCGACGATCCGTCCGGGTGATTGATATTGATGTCGATACGTACATTGGTTGACTGCTTACGCGGGGTGTAATCCGTAAAGCACCATTTGACTGCTTCGACAGCCACCATAATAAACAACGCGATACCGGCCAATAACATCACGCCGGAGCAGAACCACTTGAGAACTTCGTACAACATTGAATGATGATTGATTGATTAAAGATATAAAAAATGAGCCAGCAAACCATACAATACATCATCAATATTTCGGGCAACGCCACGAATGCGGTGCAGGCGATTGCGACGAACGTGGGGGCGCTGAACAACTCAGTCAATCAAACCACCAATATTTTTCAAACGTTTTCCGGCCGTGTGGCGGTTTTTAACCAGATGGCCGAAGGACTGGAGCGGGCTGGTAACGCACTGGGCAATGTGAACGCCCCCGGCATCGCCCTGGAAAGCTCACTGGCAGACTTATCGGCCATCACCGGACAAACGGGCGAAGGGCTTGAACAAATCGAGGGTTATGCCCGCGACATGGCCACGGCCTTTGGGGGCAGTGCCGCCCAGGGCGTGGAATCGTTTAAGTTACTGCTTTCGCAGTTGACCCCCGAACTGGCCAAACAACCGGCCGCCCTCAAAGCGATGGGCGAAAATGTGGCCATCCTGAGTAAAACCATGGGTGGCAACACCACGGCCGCCGCCGAGGTGCTTACCACGGCCATGAACCAGTTTCAGGTCTCGACCGATGACCCCATTGAGGCATCCCAAAAAATGGCCGAGATGATGAATACCATGGCCGCAGCAGCCAATGAAGGCTCGGCCGAGTTGCCGCAGATAAAGGCGGCACTGGAACAAAGCGGGATGGCCGCCAAGGCTGCCGGCGTGAGCTTTGAGGAGACCAATGCGGCCATTCAGGTGCTTGACAAAGCCGGGAAGAAAGGATCGGAGGGCGGTGTGGCCTTGCGTAACGTGATGTCCACATTGGCTCAGGGACGCTTTCTGCCCAAGGACGTGCAGGAGGAACTATCGGCAGCGGGGGTGAATGTCAGCACCCTGGGCGACAAAAGCAAAAGTCTGAGCGAACGGCTGCGAGCCCTTCATCCCGTGATGCAGGATGATGCCCTGATGGCGAAACTGTTTGGCAAAGAGAACAGCGCGGCAGCCCTGGCATTGCTCAGTGGCACCGATGCCATGGACGGGTTCACCTCGGCCATCACCGGCACCACCACCGCTCAGGATCAGGCAGCCGTCATCATGGAGTCAACCTCTGAGAAGATGGCACGCATGAAAGCCAAGGTGGATGACCTGAAGGTTGGTTTTTTCAACCTGACGGGCAGTGCGTATCCCTACGTTGACATCGCGGCTCAGTCGGCCGTGCAGGTGGCGCAAATGATGCCACTGTTCATGGGGCTTGGAAAAGCCATCATGTTTGTGACCAACATGGAAAAACTCAAAAGCGTGTGGGATGGCATTTTGGCTGCCAAAACATGGCTGGTGGGCATTGCCACGGCCACCTCGGCAGGCATTGCCACGGGTGCCACCACGGTGTGGACGGCTGCACAAACAGCCCTGAACGTGGCCATGGCAGCCAACCCCATCGGATTGATTGTGGTGGCTGTGGCAGCCCTGATCGGGTTGATTTATGTCTGCATCAAACATTTTGAGACGTGGGGTGCCACGGTGATGTTTCTGATGGGGCCGGTGGGCTGGATTGTGAATGCCGTGATGGCACTGAAAAACAACTGGGACTCGGTGGCCAAAGCCTTTCAGGAAGATGGCATATTGGCCGGGCTGAAACGCATCGGGGTGGTGCTGCTGGATACCATTCTTTATCCCGTGCAACAACTGCTGGAGATGCTGGCCAAGATACCCGGGCTTGGGAATTTGGCAGGCAAAGGGGCTGAAAAACTGGCCAACCTTCGCGCCAGCTTCAACCTGGTGACGCCCGAAAAAAAG